GGTAGCATGGGTCACGCGGCCCAAAAAGACCTTAAAGCGTTAATTGGCGTCCTTGATGGGCTGATTGTTCAAATCTCAATTGGAATTAATCGATAAGAAAGGCCACTCGCGTCGATGCCGCCCTTAACCCCGAAACCACCAACGCATAGGGCGGCGAACCGTCGGCGCTTCCAGCACCGAGCCGGGGCGGTGGCCCTATGCACCCCGGCGATTAACAAAAGGAGACAATGATGGACTTTCAAGATTTCAGTGTTTTCAACCGCCGCCGTTGCGAAGCGGCCAATGGTTTCAACCACGCCCTTTCGAGATGGACCCTTTCGGACTGGTTTACTGCGGTTGTTGGTGAACTTGGCGAAGCTGCCAATGTCGCAAAAAAGCTGAATCGTGTGCGCGATGGAATTCCCGGCAACAGCGAAACGCCGGAACAATTGCAAGCAGCTTTGGCGGATGAAATTGCAGATACGTTTATTTATCTCGATTTGCTCGCTCAAAGCGCCGGGATCAATTTGGAAGTGGCTGTGATTGATAAATTCAATCGCACATCGGCCAAGATCGGCTACAACGACAAGCTATTTCGCAGAAGCTTATAGGCATCCAGGCGATTGAATGGAGGGAATGATGGAAAAAGCAGATGCAAAAACGGCAATTATTGTCGGATGTTTTTTAATTTGGTTTGGAATTTTCTTTTGCACAATGATGATATTTGGCGCTGAAAGTTTTGTGCCTAAAGCATTTTTTGTTTTATCGGTTATAGGCGGGGGTTGGCGACTGGTTCAATGGGGTTTGTCGCATGATGGGAGGGAATGATGCCAATATCAACATGGATTTTTGTTTTGGCGATTTTTTATTGCACTGTCGAAACAGCTTACTTTGGATGGAATTTTACACCTGCATCTGAGGCCGAACTTATTGCAGACGGGATTTCAACAATTATTGCCTCAATTGGATTTTTGGCTCGCATCATCGAGCGCCAAACGCTGGCAATTAAATAACCCATGACCCCCCGCTTCCTATCCCGTCAGGCCGGATAACCCATGAACTTCCCGCGCCCAATCCCAGCCAACAGGCAAGATGAAATTGAAATTCATCGGCCTTGGGCACGGCTGCCAAATTGGCCGCGATTGCTACCAGAACTTTTGGCGGCTGCCTATGTCGGCGGTGTCTCGATCGGTACTTTCCGAACGGAGGTCGAACAAGGCATTTGGCCCCCGCCAATCCGGCGCGGACGGCGCATATTTTGGGATTTGGGCGACCTTGATAGGGCAGTTGACCGGCTAAAGGGCATTGTATCTGATACTCTTCCTGATCAACCTTCGGGCCTCGGGGACATAAATTGGGACAAATCCGCTTGAGCCTCAGCGTGCCACGGCTCCATATCGTCGGGGACCGCTTTTATTGGCGCCCCACGGCCCCTATCCGTGCTTTGGGGTTTTCTTACGAGGCTTTGGGCAAAGACCCCATGAAAGCCGCTGCAAGGGCCAGGGAGCTTAATGAACAGGTCGAGCGGGCCAAACTAGGGTTGGATGCCAGGACCAAGCGCGGCGACACGGTGGCAGCCCTGATCGACGCCTATCAGTCCTGCCCCCGGTATAAGAGCCGGGCGGAAACCACCCGAAAGGGCTATGACCATTTCCTAAAACACATCCGCGCGCTTGCCGGGCATGTCATTGTGGCGACCATTGACCGGCCCGGCATGTTGCAGACCTATGAGAAGCTAATCGCCGCCAGGGGCCTTTATACCGCCAATGCGTATATGAAGGTCTGGCAGATATTGCTTAAGCACGCCTATGACCTCGGATGGCGCAAAGATAACCCCGCCGCCGGGCTTGGGCTTCAAACGCCGCCGCCGCGAGAGCAAGTCTGGACGGTCGATCAAATCCTTGCATTTTGTGATGCCGCCGTGGAAATGGGCAGGCCGTCCATGCGTCTGGCGATGCTATTGGCCTATGACCTCGGGCAACGCCCTGGCGACTATATCAAGCTGACTTGGACCACTTACACCGGGTCCGGGTTTATGATTAAGCAGTCCAAGACCAAAACCCGCGTCAATGCGCCGTTCGAAAACCCGTTTCTTTGGGCTGAAATCGACGCCATGCCGCGCAAACACTCGCATGTCTTGATTTGTGAGGGGACCAAAGCCCCCTATAAGGCTGATTATTTCCGGCACCTATGCACCAAGATCAGGCGCGCGGCCAAACTGCCGGAACAGCTTCAATTCCGCGATCTGCGCCGGACAGCCGCCACGGAAATTGGCAATGCCGGGGCAACAGATGATCAGTTACGGGCGCTCCAAGGCTGGAAAACCCGGAATCAGGCGGCGACTTATGTGGTGGTATCGTCAGCCGGTGCCGAAGGCGCTCAAGCGAAACGGAGGGCGAACAGGTAAAGGATCAGGTGTAATTTTCGTTACACTTTGGGGGTTTTTCAGGGGCTAAGGATTTTCCCTAACCCCTTGAAAAATCTTGGTGAGCGCGATGGGATTCGAACCCATGACCCTTTGATTAAAAGTATCATGCACCCCTAGCAAATCCGCCATTTTTTACACTTGTTCTGCGTCTGTTCATGTATGATATATCAATGACTTACGGGCTAAGTGTAACGGCAGTTTGATGGAAAAGTGATAAAATGGCAGGAGATGTTTCAGTCAATTTGGCGCCACAAACATCAAAACTGGAAAATTCAACCAAAACCAGTTTTGTTTATTTGGTCCGCAGCGGGCAACATTTAAAAATTGGCAGAACGAAAAATGTTCAAGCCAGATTTTTGGCTTTGCAAAATGCCACACCCGCCAAATTACGTTTAATCCGGTATTTTGAAGTGCCCGCCGAAGAAGTGATCGGGATAGAATATGAAGCCATGGTAACTTTAAAATCCCAGGGCTATCACGTTCGAGGCGAGTGGTTTTCGGCGCCCACCGATTTAGCTTTAAGGGCTATCTATCAAGCAATTGAAGCCGCAAAGCCTAATGGCAAGCCAATTGTGACTCCGGCCTAGCGCGAACAATATCGGTTTAGGCTGACACAGAATCGGACACATCATTTGTCAGGGGTGTTCTGGTTTTGCCCCATATATTATTCATTATTGGGTTTATTGAACATTATATGGGTCATCCCGGCTCCTATTTTGCTTCTCGCGCTAATTTGCGCGCTGGAATGGTTTTACAAAAATCAATTATTTGGATACAAGATTTACAAGTGACTTTGCCGCGCTCAGATTTGACAAAGAAATCATTACCTTCTTCGCCATCAAGCGAAAACCCACAAAGCGTATAATCTTCACCAGTCACAGAACCAGAATGAGCGATACCATTATTTTCTATCCAAATCGCAATCATCGGTCGCTCCTTAATAATAAATGGACAAATCGCCTGCACACGCTTGTCCCATGTCTTTCGTGGTGCAGTACGGATGGGTCATAGCAGCTCCTTATTTCATGTAACTGGTCACGCCGGATATTTTTTCCATATCGGCTTTAATAACTTCATTGACCACATGATAATGCCATCGCCAAAGCAATGAAATGACTTCATCTCTAGCGCGTCCGCGAGGCATAACCCACAAACCAAAATGGATTATATGTCGCGTCAAAGAATATCGAAAATTTTTCACGGCGACTCGCTCCTTTTATGCCGCTTTGATCATTGCCGTATAGCAAATGGCAGTTGTTTGTTTAGGCGGCGGGTAATCTTCGAACGGCGACAATGCGTCTATTTTGTTTTGATCCATGAGTTCTAACGCAGCTTGTAACCCAGCCGATATTTGTTTGTCAGTTGGTTCTTTGGGAACAATGACAAACCCTTGGGGGCATAGATAAGTTAAAAGTTTAATCCACATCATCGGCTCCTTAATAATTGGCGCGGGCTATCGCAGTCCACCATCCGGTAGCTGGATTATCTCTTACCGTACCCCCGCGCAGCACAGTCGTATTCTGTCGGAAATGTCCCCTATGGGCGTCATCAGCGGTCATCCGGCTCTGAATGACTTGAGATTGACCAAGACAGAAATCAGTCAATTCGATGCTCCTATTGTGCAGTTTGTTTAAACCCAAAATATTCTGGATCGTCTGAAATTAAGTCAAATACTTTTCCATATTTCAAATCTAGCTTTTCATGGACAAGTGCCCAATGTGCTCCATCTGACAGGTCAAGCGTTTCGACCTCATCCATTATTTCTTTGATGCGCTTTTTAGACGGGTTCATGGTCGCTCCTTTATTCCCAATTTTCATTATTAGCGCGGTCAACCGCATCTACGCCAATCGCCAATTTCTGCGCCTCGGTGAAAGTGTCCCATATTTCTCTTGTTTTGTAACCAACGTGATTGCGCCAATTATGCACTCGACCGCCTTTCCCCCAAGATTGGGGAACTTCGAGGATTTCTTTGATAAGATATTCATCAAGCTCGTCCATTACCGGCTCCTAATTTGCTTTGCGCTTTTTGCAATCGCGCAATCGTGTGTAAATAATGCTTTCGCTGACTTTCAGCTTGGCCGCGATTTGCTTGATCGTCAGCCCTTCCTTGCGGAGGGCTTTAATCTGTTTCAGCTTTTCAGCGGTTAGTTTCTTGGGCGCACCTTGCCAGCCGCCCTCACGTTCTTTAAACGCCTGAATACCGGCTTTAGTCCGTTCAATGGTTAGCTGGCGTTCAAATTCCGCGACAATGGCGAATAGGCCAAGGATTAGCTTGCCGGTTGCTGTGCTGAAATCGAATTGCTCTGTCAGGGATTTAAAAGACGCGCCCGCATCGGAAATCTGGTCTAGCCGTGCGTATAGTTCACGCATATTGCGGGCCAGCCGATCTAGACGCCAGACCACAAGGGTATCGCCCTCGCGCAAATCTTTCATGGCGTGTTCAAGTGCCGGTCTGGACTTAGACGCCGCCGATTTTTTTTCGATGTGGAGATTGTCGGGCAACACCCCGGCACGCTTAAGCGCGTCCACTTGAAGGTCAAGTTTCTGATCTTCTGTGAACACGCGGGCATACCCGATTAATCGGGTCGCGGGCAGGTCTGGCAATTTTGTGCGTCGTTTCAAAACCATGACCACATTTTACATGAAACGGCCAGATAGTCAACAAATAGCGTATGATTTTTACACTGGAATTAGCGAATGGCTATTGCAGTCTAATTTGATCCGTGTATAATGGGGACACCAACACGGAGACACGACAATGACCATCGAAAAGAATATTTCAATTTTTGACGGAAACGACCAGGAACACGCCGAATTTATTCGCGGCTGCGTCAAAAGCCTTGGCGGTGAAATCCCCGCTCATTGGTCAGACGAAGCGGTAATCGAGTTTTTTAATACCCTGTCTAACGATGCCCCGCGCATTTATACGGACATGGAAAAAGCAGATATGAAATATCAAGCCCAAATGGCTGAATAAGAAAGGCCCGACTAATGCGTTATGTTCTTGAGGGTGAATGGAGCGGATACGTAAGCGCCCAACAAAAGGTGCATCATCGGGAAATTGTGCCCGCATCTTTGGTTAAGGATATGCGACTGCACACAATCCAATTTACCGATGGAACTTATTTGAGGATTAAGTGTTGGGAAGCCAAGCCGCGTGAACGCATTGAAACCAAAGACCAGTATGGCCGGTTGATACGTGACGCAATTCGGATTGGCAAACCTTTTGTCACCGTCAGCGAACTCAAGCAATAAAGGCCCGCTCCATGCGCGACATTCACAAAGACATTGGCGAAAAGCTAAAAGCAACGCTTGATGCTGCAATAGGCGAGACTGCGCTTAAAGCCGTCAAAGAAAAGACAAAAGAAATTATCCAAGAAATTGAAGATGATCTTGAATACCGCGTCAAAGATGATCTGGCTTACAATTTGGTCGAATATGTGGCCGATATGGCAAACAAAACAATTGACGCTTTATTGCGCGGCAATGAAAACGAAATGCGCCGGTATCTTGGTTGCGAACGTGGCGCTTGGACAGGTCGAAGCGATGCCGATGTATGTGGTGCCAAGCGTCCAGACGATCAATGGCACCAAGTCATAAACGGCACCTTGTCCGAATATGGCGGCTTAGATTTACGGCGCAAAATCGCAGATGC